GATGTTGCTTCTGGTGTTGGAGCAGATGATAGTGTTATTGTTGTTATGGACAAAGTCACCTATCAACCTGTGGCAGTTTTTCGGACTAACCAAGTGAGCCCAGCAGCATTAGCAGAGGAACTGGCAACTATCGCTACTACATACAATAAAGCAAAAGTCTTAGTAGAGAGCAATGGTTTTGGTGGCGTAGTGATAAACGAGCTTAGACACATTGGTTACAGGAACTGCTGGAAAAGCGCCAAGCAAAAAGACTGGGTTACAAACCAGCAAAACAAACCATTAATGTTTGAAGAACTTAGACAAGCATTCAGACAAGGTGTCATTCGCCTTTGTGATAAAGTTACATTAGCAGAGATTAGAGCTTATTTTGTTAATGAAAAAGGCAACATTGATTTTCCAAAAGGCTTGCCTTCTCACGGTGATGGTGTCATTGCCATGGCGCTCGGATTACAATGCTTAAAATCAGTTCCTCTTCCAGCAAGAGAATTCTTGCCCGCTTGGATAAAAAAGCAGAAGAGGAACAAAATAACAGAAAGAGGCGCAGGGAAGTCCCATCGCCGCTATTAGAGGAATAAACAAATGAGCAGAACAATTTCAGATATCGTTAAACTTATCCAAGAAGCTTTATCTTATCATAAAAAACATTGGGATGATAAGCGCCCAGAGATGCAACGATATCGTAATGCTTACCTTACTGAATTTTGGAAGAATGAAAGATATTCTGATGAGATGGTTAGGGTTGAAGTTTCAGAAGGCTATGCCTACATTGAAAGTTACATCTCTTCTTTGTTTAGTAAGGCGCCTGCTGTTGAGATTGGTAAGGATGAAGTTAAGACAGAAGAAGCAGAAATAGCTGAGATATTAGCTAACCGCTTTCTTTATGACCAGCGTAAGTCTGTTGAAAGCGCTTCCAGAATGGCTCTTATTTATCCTAATGCCTTTTTAAAACTAGCACCAAGAGAAAGCACAGATGTGCTGTCTCGCTGCACGACAAGGGCACTTGAACCATGGAGCGTTATTGTTGATAGGGACGCAGGAGGATGGGATGACCAGCGGTTCTGTGGACACCATTACTATCTTCCTATTCAAGAAGCGAAGAAACTTTATGGCGCCAAACAATATAGCGCAGTTCCACGCGTAGGTTATTTTGATGAGAATAACCGTCTTAGCTCACGGGAAGAACTTTCAGATGAATACATGTACATTGAGGTTGTAGAATTCTATGACTTCTTGTTTGATAGACTTTACATCTGGTCTCCCAACTATGCTCAGGGAAATAAGCTTCTAGTAAATGAAGATATTCCTGTTCGCTCTTATGATGATGAGCCTTTATCCTGCATAGTTCCACTTTATTATTCTCGCGTTCCAGACAAACCTTTGGATGGAATGGCTGCCATGGGTCGTATCTATGACCAGCTTTACGAGAAAAACATTATGAGAACTTTCTGGGCTAACAGTGTTCGCAGGGATAGTCGCCAGTATTTGTTTAAGTCAGAGCATCTAGATGAAGAAGCTCTCGCTAAGGTCACAGCCGGTGTCGATGGTGCGATGATTGGTGTTGATAGCGAGACATTAGAGGGGCTAATCCAGCCAATAACAGTACCTCCCATTTCTTCTAACTTTGATAGATATTCAAATGCTATTGACCAAGACATCCAGCGTGGCTCTATTATGGCTCCCTTTGCTAAGGGTATCGCCACAAGAGCAACCGCGACTGAAATTACTGCTCTGGCTCAATATTCGGCTAGTGAAGTTGGCAGAATGGCTATCGAAAGAGACGAAGCTATTTGCGACCTTGCGCTAGTTTATTTAAGAATGCTAGCTGTTCTTCTGGATGATAATGAACGACAGATGATTACATTGAATGGTAAGCCAGTTGTAATTACACCGGAAGCTATTACAGCAAAGTATCGTTTAGCGGCATTAGACCAAGCAGCTACACCGCTCTCAGAAACATTACAGAGACAGAACCTAGTTCAGCTATTGCCTATTCTACAACAGTTAGGTGTGCCGAATTCACAGATGAAAGAAGAGCTAGTAAGAATGTTTGACTTACCTGTTGCTTTCCTTGAAGAGCCACCACCACCACCAGCAGCACCAGAACAGCCCGGTTTAGGTAAACCACCCGGACCAGAAGATATCGTTGAACGAGAAGCGACAGGACCAGACGCGCTAGCACGGGAGATGTTGGGAAAGCAAAGAACTATTGATTTACCAGTCCAAGGAAGAGGGGGAATAGCATAATGGGAAAAGTTTTACACACATTCAAATGCATAAAATGCGAGAAAAGAACACAAGGTTTTTATGATATCATGGGGGATATCCCCAGAGAAATAGAATGTCCACATTGTAAAGCATCTGCTTTAAAAATGTTTGGAACTGACTTCGGGCTCCGTGGAGGAGGCTGGGAGAAAGATGGGTACCAGAGAAAATAATGCCTTTATTTGATTTTAAATGTGTCTCATGTCAAAAAGTTACAGAAGAACTTTTTAAAGTTAACTTTGAAATTCCACAGAATATTGAATGTGAATTTTGTGGAGACATTTCAAATAAACAAATAGCTATTCATGCCGACATGAACCGGATGTGGGCTGGGCAAGCAGGAACAGGTGGGGGTGTTAATGGATACTTTGATAGAGGGCTTGGATGCCGTGTGCATAGTTCTTGGGAAGCTGATAAGATTGCCGAGAGCAGAGGTCTAGTGAGGGAAAGCGACTTCGCGCCTCACTTTATTAAAGATTTTACAGATGATAGAAGAGAAAAGGTAGTAGCACAGGATAAGGTCAACGAGACTTACCAAGATAACATCAAGAAGTTTGGTGGAGATAAAATAAAGGCTGTTACTGAAACCTTTGATGCGAAAGCTTGTCTTAACGATACAACAACAACAGGATATTAAAAAATGAATTTTATTAAAGATGAAGAGGGAGCAACCGCTATGGAATATGGTGTAATAACAGCGACACTTGGCGCCGCTATTGCAGTTTGTACTTATTACTTTGGCGACATGTTCTCCTCACTATTTTACAGTTTGGGCGACTGTATCGCAATGGGCTTTGACCCAGAATGTTACAGCGTCCATGCAAATCAAACCGCGTTTAACGCAGATACAGGTGGGTCGCCTTCATGGTTCCCCCACGATTATTAGGAGAAAGAAAAATGCCAACACCATTTGATGAAGAAGTAGTTCTAGAAGAAGAACTAAATAGCGCTATGGGAGAAGTTCAAGGTGAGGAAGACGCAATGTTTGCTGATGCCGCACCACGAGGCGACTTCCATCAGAAAAGTCTAAATGCTCTTGTTGGTTCAGTTAACAGGGCTTTGCCTCTGTTTGGACAAGAACCTTATCCAAAGTTTTCAGAAGATGTTCAAGTTCTTCCACAAGAATTTGTTCGTGTTTTAGGAATGATTGGGCAAGCAGCCGGTGATGCCATTACTGCTGGGGTTGTCGAACCTGAACTAACTATTTCATTAGACGAAATTACTGACGATGCTTCGCTTACTACTGTTGCTAGTAAGATAGATGCTCTGTCTCGTAACAAGGACTTTAAAAAGTTTCTTCAAGAGCCAGCGCCCGAAGATGAGCAAGTTATTGAGGAAGATGTTGTGGTAGAAGATGTCGGGGTTCCCGTTGAGGAAACTGATGACCTATTCGCCGCACGAATTTAAAAAAGGAGACTAAATGTTTACGAAAATAAAAGACTTTGCTGATAAATATAACATCAGCATTACTATTGTGGGAACTGCTGTCGTTATTTCAACTTTGTTTGGAGAATGTGCAGTAGATTACACAACTGGCGATGTGTCCATAGAGACATCACCAGTAGAAATCGTGGAAAAACTTAAAGATGTCGAAGAAGACAGCTAAGGAAATCTGCGATGCGCTCCCTCTACCTCCCCCAAAAGGGAAATACAGGAAGAGGGTCTATGATAAGTACAGGAACTGTCCGTTATGCAAGAAGTTATTACACTACACTAGCTGGAAATACTTTCCAGCAAAGAAACACAACAAGTTATGCGTCCAATGCGCCAATAAACAAAGGATGATTGTAGCAGAAGCTTGTGGGGTGGAATATGATGGACGCATTCCCTATCAATGGAAGAAAGGGAATAGAAACGGCAGAACCTTATGGAAAGATAAAACTAAAACCCAAAAGGATAATGACAATGATTGAGACCGCCACAGAAGGCGCTACCTCAGAAGCCACAGAAACGCCCTCAGAGGCGACAGAAACAGTTGAGACTAGTGCTACCCCTACCCAAGAGGCAGGGACCACAGAAACACCAACAGAAGCGCCGGAACAGGAACTTACGCTCTCACTAGAAGAACTTCTAGGAGCGGACTTCGGCGATGATGAGATAATGGGACAAACACATAAGGGTTTGCCACATTACAATGAAGTTCTTAAACACCTGCCTGAGAATGGTAGGAAGCTTATTGCTAATCTCAGAGCGTCTTACACGCAAAAGACACAAGAGATGGCTGAATTAAGAAAGTCTCTTAATGCAGAAAAAGCAAAGCTACTAGCCCAGAATGAAACATTCACGAATAGCAAATTTGCGCAAGACATTAAAGAACAGGCTGGTCAGCCTGATGTTGATGTTGACCCATGGTCAGATGAAGGAATGGCTGCTAAAATTAAACAGGAAGCCAGCAGAATGATGGCTGAAATGATGAAGCCGCTACAACAGGAGATGGCTCTTAACCAGCGCAAGCAACAGTTAGATGCTTTTAAGTCTGACCATCCGGATTTGATGGAGCCATCGATAAAGGATAGTGTTGCTAAAATGCTTATGGATAGAAAAGAACTTTCTTTGGAAGATGCTTATTACATTGTGAAAGCAAAGTTAAGCCAAGCAGAAATTCTTCAATTGAAGAGAGACCAAAGAGAGAAGAAAGCGACAGCAAGAGATACTTTAAATTCTACCTCAACCGGGAAGAATGTTAACGCACAGGGTATCCCCCAATTCAGAAATGCTTGGGATGCTTTTCAATGGCATAAAAACCAAGGAAGATAGGGGGGTTGACGATTTCTACTATTAGTGAGGGGAATGATATTCCTTAACTTATTACGGACCTCTGGCGAGAGACAACCATAATGGTTTAAACAATCAAACTGGTAAATAAACTTCCGCAAGGAACACTTTGTTTAACTTTTATGTGAATAAATAAATTTAATCAGCCTTATGGTAAGCATTCTGTTTGCCATAAACAAATCTCAAAAGGAGAAAATTAATGGCTACTTTATCAACAAGTATCAGTAATGACCTTCTTAGCTCTACATTGTATAGCATTCGTGATGGCGAGGTTGATGAGCTTTTCCAGAAGGTGGCGTTCCTAGATAACGCTGCTAAGGCAGGCGGTATTGAGAAGGAAGACGGTGGCACTATGCTAGTTCGTCCTCTTTCGCTCGTTGAGCATTCTTCAATTACCGAACTTCCAACTGGATACGAAAGCGTGTCTCTCGCAGTCTCCGATGTCCTTCGCCCAGCAGAATATGCTTGGGAGGATTTCGTTGCTCCAATTGTTATTTCTAAGAAAGAAGAACTGGAAAATCAATCTGAAAAGGCAATCGTCAAGATTGTNGAAGCGCGTATGCGTTCCGTTATGGGAATGTTGCGTCGCGAACTGAACAAGCAAATTCTTGCTGGTTCATCTACCGTCCTTACAGGGATGAACACCTTGAATGGTGATAGTGGTGTAACCTCCAATGGTTTCATTGAAGGCGCTGCTGCTGGTTCACAAACCAATACGGTTGGTCAGATAAGTAAAACTACTTATGCTACCACACCCGGTTGGCAGAACCAATATGCTACTGCTGGTGGCGCGTTTAGCACTGCTGGCTTGAACGGCATGTGGGACATTTACACAAAGTGTAATAGTCGTGCTCCTACGGGCGCTATTGACTTGGTTATCGCTTCTGAGAATGCTTTTGGCTTCTACAAGCGTGCTCTCCAAGCCAATGAGCGTTACATCGACCAGAAAATTCTGGATGGTGGACGAATGGCTCTGGCTTTTGCTGGCGCTGCTGTTGAGCAGGATGTTGAGATGCCCACCTCGGACCATTCAATGTACTTCCTGAACTTTGACGGAATTAAACTAATCACGCATAAAGACGCGGACTTCGCAGTTTCTCCATTCGAGAGCATTGTGGGAACCACGGCTCGTGCGGCTCAGTTGTACTGGAAGGGACAGCTTATTGCTGACCATCTCGGTTCACAGGGTACACTAGATAACGGGGAGGCTTGGTAATGGCTACATCTACAATTGTAAACTATTTGGAAGGAGGCTCTGGACTTGGATGTTCGAACCGTCGCCAAATTGAAACCTTTAAGGCTTCTGAGGCGTTGTCCGTTGGGAACTTTGTTTCTGTGGATTTCAGTAAAGCTGTTGTTGACAACATTCCACTGTATGTTTTGAAGGCTTCAACCGGTGCTAACCGTAAATGTTGTGTCGGCGTAACTTTGGATGCTGTAACGCTAGCCGAAGCTGCTGCTGGTAAAACTGTTCGGGTGGTTGTCTCTGGACCTGTCGAGGGTATTTGTCTGGGACACGCTGCTGATGACCCGCTCGCTATTTCTGCTACTGCCGGAAGTGCGGACACAAGCGCCGCAGCGGCTCCCGTCGTTGCTTTCTCAGTTGATGGCACTACCGGTCTCGGTACTGTCTTCATGCTCAAACAAGCGTTCTAAAACAACTAAACAAAAAGACATAAAAGTCAGCCCTCCTTCCTAATGGGAGGAGGGTTTTTTTTATTATTGAGGACAATAAATGAATTTAAAAACTATCAGAGAAAAGATTAAGAATGTCTCTGACTATTCACCAGAAGTTCTAGCTTACGATAATCAAATGGATAGTATTATTAACGATGCTTACTATTCCATTTGGACAGAAAGACGATGGGAATTCGCACAGAAACTAGCTTTTATGAATGTNTATCCAGATGTTGATGCATCAACAGTTACTGGTGTTACGGCATCTACAAACGACGGGCAACGCATAGTTACCTTCTCAGGAAATGTAGATGCTTTACACGAAACCCATGCACACATTTGGGTTGGAAACATTTTTGAAATAGCTGGTAGAGAATATACTATTCTTAAAATAGTTTCTCTTACACAGATTATTCTTACAGAGCCTATTAGGCACACTACTACTGCCGCTACTATTGCTGGTCAAACTGACTGGAAGATAAAGGCGCGCTTCTATCATATGCCTCATGACATGATAGAGATATTTAATTTAGCGCATAGAGATGCGCCAGTACCCGGAAGCACAGGACCGAACCAAGGCAAAGCTATTGGTTTAGCAAGACGAAGAGAAGAAGACTTTAATCTTAGAGAGGATAAGACTTCTACCTATGCCGAAGCTTATGTTACTGTTCCGCCTATTGTTATTCCCAGCGGAGAGAAACTAACAATAGCAACAACTTCTGTTGGAGCTTCGGCATTAGATACTGGAAGCTTTCCCAGCGCAAGGACTTATGAATTTTGTTGGGCAAATGTGTCTGGTGGAAGAATGGGTCCTTTAAGTGAACCAACTACTGTTACAACACCAGATGGTTCGAACTATTATTATCTTACTGCTAGCTTTTTTACATGGGATGATGCTGTTTATGCGGCTCGCGCAGCAAACACTAGTGTTATCGGGGACCCAAGACCATTTGAGGGCTTACAAAAAGTTCTTTATTACAATGCAAACTTTGATACTGTTACAGGAGCAAGACGAGGTTTGCCCAGTTGGAGAACTGTAACTGACTTTGATAGGTCTGGAATAAAGAATAAGGAAGATAGTCCTTTATTGTTTGCTGATACTGATGCAACCGGAAATGTTAGACATCCGCAATGCTTACAACCCGGCTCTGACCGTTACATTGAGAATGATGGCATTTATGAAAGGATAAGACCTTATCCTAGAATTGATAGCCAAGACTTCTCTTATCCAAATGTTTATGATACCTTTCCGGGTACAACAGTTTTGCGCGTTCAAGATAAGTTCAGACAGATGGAATGTCGTTACTTCTTTAAACCAGCAAAACTAACTAATAAAACAGATACCCCACAGATGCCTTTTGAATTTCATCCGCTTATTGTTTTTAAAGCGCTTGAAGATATCTTTGTTAAAAGTGGGAACACAGCTTTGGCTAATCATTACGCAAAGCGTACTGCGATAGAAATAAAAAAAGCAGAGAAGAGATACATTCAACACACAGATGTTAATTATCGTAGAGGGCAATTCTCAGGAGGTCAAGTCTCGGCTTGGTATAACCCAGATACCCTTTCTACGGCAGGGTAATAAATGAAAACAACACAAACAAAAGCACAGCCTGCGTTGGGAATGGATGAGAGGTTAGTTGTTCCACAAAGCAACGCCTCTCTTATTCGTAATATGCGTGTTGCCGATAATGGAATAGGATGGATAAATGATAGAGGATGGGAACCTCTTATCCCTGATTTGACTGGAAGAACTTACCATCCAGTCGAAATGAATAGCGTAATGGGAGGTTTTGTTTGGGAAAGAAGTAATGGTGCTGAGGTTTATTTCCTTCAAGAGAATGGTTATGGTACCGATAAAGCCGAACTGTTTTATCTCTATGGTAATAGAGGCACCAATAGTAAACACCTGAAAGTCACTATTGGGAATTCTGATAGGAGGCTACCGAAAGCAGATGACCCCGGTACACAATATGTTCCTTTTGGCAGGATGCTATTAATAATGAATGGTGTTGACCCTATGTACAAGTTTTGGGGAAGAGGAAGATTTAATAGGTTTGGTTTTACTTTACCAACACCTTCTCCAAATCTCTCTAATGTTGATGTTAAATATCAAGAAGGTAATACTACTAATTGGAAAAGACCAAGACCAACAACAGATAGCATTTCTTTACATTGGAGGGGAGATAATAAAGAACCATTAGGCTTGGGTGATGTCGGCGATGACATAAATAATAGCTACACTTATCGTGTGTCTTTTATTACTGATACTGGCTCTGCTAGTCCGATGTCTGCTCCTATTACTGTTAGCTGGATTGATACACCGGAGACGAGCCCAGCACACACAACATTAGGGCGCTATGGTGTTCTGATATCTAACATTCCCAAAGGACCAGAAGGCACATTAGCGCGAAGAATTTACAGAACAAAAAACCAGAGAGGCGGTACCGATGGTAATGGTAGCACTTTGTATTATCTTACACAGTTAAATGATAACACAACTGATGAATATGTTGATGTAGCTACCGATGGTCATTTAGGTGATGAAGTTTCTATTACAGATAGTGTTCTTATTGAAAACAACTACAAGTTCGGCACTGCTTGGAATGGAAGTATGTGGCTAGGTGGAGGCGAAGCTAACCCTAATAAGATTATTTATTCAGCGCAAGGCTTACCTGAACAGTTTGCTATGTTTGATTATTTTGATGTAGGTGTTAGAGACGGAGGAGCAGTCACAGGGCTAGTTCCTTTCTACAATAACCTTATTGTTTTCCGTGAAAAAGCAATTGACATGATACAATACACCGCTGCTGGCGAGGGTAAATATTCTATTACAACTATTTCTAG